ATATGATGACATGTACAAATTTGCTGACAAGCATTTTACTGGCGAATCCTTTCTTCTTCATCCAGATGTATTGCTGCATAATTCATACAAGTATGAGTATCGTGAGATCGCCCAGTATCTTGCGATAGCTTCCATGCGTCCGTACGCGGACTATTTAGTAACTGGGGACACTACACTTGATCTACTTCAATGTGAAATAGAACAAGAATTTTTTGAAGACAACAGCCTACTACGTATAGACGATAACAAAGTTCATTTTCTATACGAAGAAGTCACTAAGGAGAATATACACTAATGGCATTATCATTTAACAAAGCCGCTGGCGGCGCTAAAAAATCATCAATCACTTCATACGCATACCGAGACGGAGACAACGAAGTTCGCTTAGTTGGAGACGTACTAGCACGTTATGTATACTGGCTAGAAGGCAAGAACGGTAAGAACATTCCTTTCGAGTGCTTGTCGTTTGACCGTAATGAAGAGCGATTTAACAATCTTGAGAAGGACTGGATTCGAGAGTACTATCCCGACCTGAAGTGTGGCTGGAGCTACGCAATGCAGTGCATTGACAATGGCGAAGTCAAAATCATCAATCTCAAGAAGAAGTTGTTTGAAGCAATTCTTACAGCAGCAGAAGATCTGGGAGATCCTACAGACCCAGAGACAGGCTGGGACGTTAAGTTCAAGCGTGTCAAGACTGGCCCTTTACCCTACAATGTAGAGTACCAGTTACAAGTACTCAAGTGCAAGCAGCGTGCTCTTAGCGAAAGCGAAATGGCAGCTATTGCAGACTTAAAGTCTATGGATGACGTTATGCCTCGTCCTACCCCAGACGCCCAGAAGACTCTTCTTGATGAAATTCGTCAAGATGCAGCGGGCGATATTGATGAATCCTTGGAAGATGAGTTTAATATCGGATGATTTTATTTACGGCAGACTGGCACATAAAGCTAGGTCAAAAGAACGTACCTCGTGAATGGGCGATAAAACGGTATCAATCGTTTTTTAAGCAAATACACTCACTTGAACAACAGTGCAATATGCACATTATTGGTGGTGATTTGTTTGACCGTCTGCCGAACATGGAAGAGTTGGAACTTTACTTTGAGTTCATTTCAAACGTAAAGATTCCAACTCTGATCTATGATGGCAACCACGAAGCTACAAAGAAAAACAAAACATTTTTTACACAATTAAAGAAAGTATCACGAGACATTAACCCTTTAGTTAAAGTAGTAGATATGTCCTACTATGATAATGACTTTGGGTTTGGAGTACTGCCGTATGCAGATCTTCATCGTAAGAACGCTATTGAACTGTTTGATCCAAAGAAGCCTTTGTTCACTCATGTTCGTGGTGAGATTCCTCCGCACGTCAAGCCAGAGGTGGACTTAGACAGGTTCGAGGACTTCCCAGTAGTTTTTGCAGGAGACCTTCACGCACACAGCAATACTCAACGAAATATCGTATACCCAGGCAGCCCTATGACAACTTCATTTCATAGAAATGAGGTACAGACTGGCTACCTCTTAATAAACCCAGTAGACTGGTCGTGGATGTGGGATGCTTTCGAGCTACCACAACTTATTCGTAAGACAGTATCCAGCACTGATGAGATGGTTCCTACCGACTATCATCATACAATCTATGAGATAGAAGGTGACATACAGGAGCTTGCGAACGTAAAGAATAGCGAACTTCTTGATAAGAAAGTTGTAAAACGAAGTAGCGAAGCTACGCTTGTCATGGACAAAGAGATGACAATTCAAGAAGAATTAGTAGAGTATCTATCCTATATTCTGGAAATACCAGAAACACGGATACCACAAATAGTAGGTATATTTAATGATTACGCTACAAAAGTTGAAATGGAGTAATTGTTTTAGCTATGGTGCGGACAATGAGTTGGATCTTAGTAAAGATACTGTAACACAACTTATTGGTACTAATGGTATGGGCAAGTCGTCTATACCATTAATTATTGAAGAAGCACTATACAACAAGAACTCAAAAGGTATTAAAAAAGCGGATATACCAAACCGCTATGTAAACTCAGGCTACCATATTCATCTTGAGTTTACAAAAGATGAGAATAAGTATGACGTTATTATTGATAGGAAGTCTAGTATTAAGCTTAAGCTGCTGGAAAATGGAGAAGATATTAGTTCTCATACAGCGACCAATACATACAAGACACTCCAAGATATTGTTGGCATCGACTTTAAAACCTTCTCTCAGTTGGTATACCAAAGTACAAATAGTAGTTTACAGTTTCTTACTGCGACAGATACGAACCGTAAAAAGTTTCTCATTGATCTTCTCCACTTAGAGCACTATGTAAAGCTCTTTGATTTGTTTAAAGAAGAAGCGAGAAAGAGTGCGTTAAATCTTAATAGTATTGAATCTAAGATAGCGACAATCGAAAAGTGGTTAAGCGATAACAAATTGAGTGATACATCCATACTTCCTCTGTCTGAAATTTCAATTGAGACGGAAGAAGACGAGAAGCAACTCGCTAACCTTATGGTTGAAATTAAAAATATCTCTGAGAATAATAGAAAAATTTCTCAGAATAATACTTACAAAGATCTGCTCTCTAAGATAAATATTGATGAGGCACAGAATTGTAAAGTACAACATATACAATCTTATGATGATTTGCAGTCAGAAAGTGGTAGTCTTTCACAAGCAGCAGCGGGGTCAAAGCGACTCTTAGATAAGCTAAGCAAACTTGGAGATCACTGCCCCACTTGTGAGCAATCTGTAGACAGTTCTTTTAAACAGGAGTTAATTGATGCGGAGGCACGAAAAGTTGCTGAAGCCAGAGAAAGACAAGATGAAATTGACCGAAGAATATCAGAAATTAAACGAGACAATGCAGAGTTTTCATCTGCAAGAAAAATTAGAAAAGATTGGGAAGATTTGTTTAGAAGTATTGACAGTAACCTTCCGGCATCTCCTCTGGATCCTAATGAGCTTAAAGACAGGGCTCGTGGAATCTCAGAAAGAATATCAGAGGCGAAAGAAGAACTACAACGAATCTCAAAAGAAAACGAGCGAATTACCAGAAGAAACACCAGAATCCAAGTAATACTTGAGCAAACAGAAGAGTTTGAAAGCGAACTGTTTGAATTACAAGAGCTTCTTGACTTGGAGGGAGCAACTGCAAGCCATCTTGAAGTATTGAAGAAAGCTTTCAGCACAAATGGATTACTTGCGTACAAGATAGAGAATTTGGTAAAAGAGTTGGAAGAGCTCACAAATCACTATCTAGCAGAATTGTCCGATGGTCGTTTTACTTTGGAGTTTGTAGTAACCAATGATAAACTTAATGTGCAAATCACTGATAATGGTAACATTGTGGATATTCTTGCTCTCTCTAGTGGAGAGTTGGCAAGGGTGAACACCGCTACTCTCATCGCTATACGCAAATTGATGAGTAGCATATCGAAGTCTAGAATCAACATTCTATTCTTAGATGAAGTCATCGCAGTATTAGATGACGCAGGTAGAGAAAAGCTGGTAGAAGTACTTTTGGGAGAAGACTTAAATACTTATGTCGTGAGCCATGGTTGGACTCATCCTCTACTCGACAAAGTTGAAGTAGTTAAGTCAGGTAATGTTAGCAAACTGGAGCACTAATGGGACACGCAAGACGTATGCAAAGCAACCGTCGTAGAATTATTTGGGAAATGACCAAGGAGAAGTATAATGAAAAAGATGATAGCAGACAACATGATGAGCTATCTGACAGGGAAGGTGAAGTATCATCAAACGAATGTGAGGATATATTTGCAAAGTCCCGTAGGAATCGGCGAACATCCTGATATTATGGCCGCTATTGAGGAAGAGTTAGCAAAAGCAGCAGAGTATCAAGAAAAGTTAGATCAACTTGGCGAAATATTGATGGGCAGTGAGTAGATGGTTGATAGTAGAGCAAAAGGCGCGAGAGGTGAATATCTTGTTAGAGATATGTTGCGCGAAGCTACAGGTTTCCAGTTTGAGAGAGTGCCAGCTTCTGGTGCTCTTGAATACTTGAAGGGAGACCTCTACGTACCCCACGCAAAGAATAGATTTTGTATAGAAGTGAAGAACTATGAAAAGTCACCTCTTTCAGATAAGATATTCACAGCGCCACGAACAAACAATTTAATTAAATGGTGGAAGAAGTTAATACAACAAGCAGAAGGCGGTAACCAGGAGCCTTTATTGTTTTTTAAATACAATCGGTCAGAGGTATTTGTTGTAACTGCACTCCTTCCTGAATCCACAGACCACTGGATACATATTGAGTGGTTAGACTGCTATGTACTTCTAGCGAAGACATGGCTAGCAGAAGAAAAAGTAGAGTTTATACATGGCATTTAATCTTACAGATAAGATGATTAATGATGATGCTAACTCTACTCTAATCGTAGATGCTCTTAATCTAGCGTTTCGCTGGAAGCATCAGGGCCGTACTGATTTTCGATACGACTATCAAAGTACAGTAAAAAGTTTGGCTAAATCATATGATTGTAAGGACGTTATCATTACCGCAGATTGGGGGTCATCAACTTATCGTAAGGCGATTGCCCCCGACTATAAGCAAAATAGAAAAGATAAGTTCGCTGAACAATCAGACGCAGAGAGACTCGCATTCGAAGAGTTTTTCGAAGAGTTCGAAGCAAGCCTCGAAGTGCTCGCAGAAGACTACCCAGTCCTTAGATATAAGGGTGTAGAAGCTGACGATATTGCAGCACATTTAGTAAGACACAAAGGTAAGTACGATTTAGAGTATATTTGGTTGATTTCAAGTGACCGAGATTGGGATCTACTCATTCAAGAGAATGTAGGTAGATTTTCATATGTCACTCGACGAGAAGTGAGATTAGATAACTGGAAAGAACATTATGATGTTGATCCAGACCTCTATATCTCAATGAAGTGTTTGACAGGAGATAAAGGCGACAACGTAGCAGGTATTCCTGGCATTGGCCCGAAGAGAGCAACACAGCTCATTGAACAATACGGCGATGCAATGGATATTTATAATGCGGTTCCTATATCAAGTAAATATAAATACATTCAATCTTTGAATGAAAATGCAGAACAGTTGCTCGTCAACTACGAGTTAATGGATTTAATTACCTACTGCGATGATGCAATAGGTGCAGACAATATTGAAGATATTGGGCGAGTGATAAATGAATATAGAAATTGATTTTAGACGAGACCGCTATCTCTCTGAGTTTAGTATAAAAACTCTACAAGATAGATACTTAGTAAATGGAGAAGGTTCTCCACAGCAGGCCTTTGCTCGTGCAGCAGAAGCCTTCGCGGACGACGAAGCCCATGCTCAACGATTGTACGACTATGCTAGTAAATTATGGTTTATGTTCAGTACCCCTATTCTCAGTAATGGCGGGACTAAGCGTGGTCTGCCTATTAGTTGTTTTCTCAATTACGTGGATGATAGTAGGAGAGGTATTACGGACCACTATACAGAAAACGCTTTTCTTTCTTCTGTTGGCGGCGGGGTCGGCGGGTACTGGGGAGATATACGTTCAGTTGGTTCTAAAACCTCTAATGGATCGGAGTCTACCGGCGTAATACCTTTTATGAAAGTTGTAGATGCAGAAATGCTCGCATTCTCGCAGGGAGTTACCCGTCGGGGAAGCTACGCGGCATATCTGCCGATGAATCATCCCGAAATCGAGGAGTTCTTAGATGTACGAAAGCCTACTGGCGGTGATATTAACCGTAAGTCTACTAATCTTCATCATGGAGTTGTTATTCCTGATGCTTTCATGGAGCTCATTGAAGGCGCAACTAAGCATGAGGGCTTTGATGATAGCTGGCCTCTCGTGGATCCTAATTCTGGGCGAGTAACAAAAACTGTATCAGCAAAGACACTTTGGGTAAAATTGATACAAAATCGTG